CTCATTCATACCTTGAGACATTTTTGATACACCCGCTCTGGACTCCCTTACACCGTCAAGATACTCTAGCATCTGGAAGGAGTAAGGCTCAAGAGGCGGGGTCGTTAGCGGCATGATGGCGTTGGGTGATTTAACCCTGACTACGCCACCCGGTCGTTGCGTTAAGAGGTCATCTAGGTTGGCCTGACCCTCTAGAACCGCATACCTACCGAAATTCTGGTTGTACATATTATCCATGAGGTTACGCATCAGCGTAGACTTCATCAATTGTAAGTCCATCACCAAGTCAGCAACAGACATACCAAAAAACTTATGCGGTATTTTTATAGGCGTAAGGGAAACAAACGGAACAGAATCTATTTCATCGTTTGCTAGAACATAATCTCCTACCGTGCATACTTTTCTTAGTTCTGCAATTCCGTCATTATTAAAATCTGTTTTTATAAAAGACTCATATAACCAGTATTCTGTTAAAGCCTCCTCTGAATCAGACTGCCCAAGATTAAAATTGGAAGTATCATCAAAGTCAAATCTTGATTCTCTTTCCCCAAAGAAAGCATCATCATACTCTCCACCACTAAGGTCTTCAATACTTAGATCATCATCTGGATACATCTCTCGCAATTCAGATAAAGTCTTTTGAACTCTGTGACAAACAAACCTTGCATCTTGAATAGACTTTGCATTTCTGGAAATTAAGAATTCAGAAGGGGGAACATTCTCTATCTTAATTCTTCCGTCGTAAGAATCTTTCCTTATAACAACATCGTGAAGTTTTACGTCACCCTCTAAATATTCAGAATGCTCTAATACTTCAACGCCGTCTTGCATAAGTAGAGACTGTAATCCAATTTCATCTAACCCACTATACTCTTCTCTACCAGAGTCTTCATACTCATCCCACCATACTTTAACGATACCGTTCTTAGAAAGCAGGGCATCGGTAAACCATGAATACATAATCTCCCAGCCAGGATTATCTTTTGTAAAAACATAATTAACATAGTCAGTGGCCTGATCTGCCATAGCCACATCTTCTGGGCCGTGAGGATTAAACTTAACCATCTCATCACCAGATGCGAATACACGCATAAGGGATGGCTTGATCCACTCAATAGTATCTTGAACCGTAGAATCTACGAACTGTGATCTTCCCTCTACTTCATTGCCAAAAGGCAGACCATAGTAATATTCCATAGCCTTTTCACGCTGTTCTGAAATAGTATCTCCATATCCAAGCGAGTCAGTAATCTCGTTTTTGATTCTGGATACTAATTCTTCTTCAGTGATTTTTTCTTTTGCCATTAAATTATTCCATAGTTCTTGTATTCAACATCTTTAGTCCATGCCGGGTCTTCACCTGAAACTGCAAACCTTGCTGACATAGCAGCATACCTAGTTGCAGACATTAAATCATCCCTCAATGGAATAATTTTCCCACCTTTTCTATGATACATTCTAAACTCTTCCCACCACTCTCCAAGAGTAGAGAATACATGAAACTTACCGTCTTCCATTCTTTGCAACATATCCATAATGCCAACTTCTATAGCATTGCCACCTTTCTTTTCTCCCAATGCCGGAGGGTTCTCAAAGTGGAATGGTAGCATATTACAGCCTAGGTTCCTATATTGGTAAGCAAGACCAGGATTACCCATTGCATCCTTTCTATGACCATCATGGGGCCATGCTATAGGAATAAAGTGAGGTCTTGTCCTGATAGCCCCAGCATGAACAGCCGGTGCTGCTTTTGCTTGCCTATAACAATCATAAACATACATATCATCTTCATCTCTGTCCCATGCTATCCATACGCAAGCAGTAGGATGGTCAAATCCGAAGTCTATACCACAAATTCTAGGCCAATGTTTGGGTATTGTGATTGGATCAATTATTAATTTCTCTTCATCTATAGGAAATACAAGTCCAGAACCAATAGATGGGCGACCATATCTACGCATTTCCCTTTCATGGGGGGCATACGAGGATAGAATCTGCTGCATAACAGCCTCATTAAGATGTCCATTTTCGCCATTCATGGACTTTATTTTTTCTGAGGCATCATCCCAAGTAGCATTTACAAGGGATTGTCCAGGCTTAATATTATTTATGAAGGAAGCAACAGTCTCCGTCATACCCGCTTCAGGAGTAAAGGTCATATAAACCATACCTTTACGGTCTAAAGTTCTAGTAACTGCTTGACTATAAATATCTCTTGATGGTTCCTCATCTAGCCAAATAGCATCCACGCTACGACCTTGCCACTTCTCGACTCCCATCTCATAAGCCTTAAAGAAGAGAGAACTGTTGCCGCCAGTCACGTGCCTAATAAGGGCAACACTCTTCGCATTAGGGACGCCGGGCTTACTCTCTGTTTTTACAATCTTTTCTCTTGGTACAGTTCCTGATCCAAAGGCTTCAGGATCGTCGGGTGAGCCTAAGAGTTCAAACTGAACGATATCTCTAGTGGTTTCATTAGAAACTCCACCGGCCCACGCGACAATAGGTTTCTTGTAAACTCTTCCCTCCCACCAATCTGGGTATATACCAGTCAGATGATAGGAGAGTTCCATGCTGCCGCAATAGGATTTTCCTATACGGTTAGCAGCCATGAGCAAACGCTGATTAGCATCTGCTCCTGTCTTGTGAAACTTTAACTGGTAAGGGTAAGGATCGTATTGATCAACACGATTATACCTCTCACGCCTGTAAAGTTCTAATTCTAATTCGTATTCTAGCTTAGTGTCTAAGGCGGAGGGCATCGAGTTCCTTCTTGATATCTGCTGTAGACATTTGCTCTACGTTGGTTTGCTCGATTCTTTCTACTGGTTTCAATCCTGCGCGATCTAATACATCTTTGATCGCACCTAGTTTTACTGATTCACTCTCTGCGTTACTAACAAGATTTCTTAACTCACTTAGCGCAGACGGCATAATCTCTGCGACTAACTTTTGTGTCTTCTCAGCAATCTCTCCAGCAAACTGCTTAGTTAATTGATACCCTTTGTGCTTTGCACTATGTTCGCTATACCCCGCATCTATAGCAGATTGAGTAGCATTACCAGTGCGGCAAAAGTTCTCTACAAACTTTTCCTGTAATGAGGTTTTCATTTTCTACCAGCACCTCCGCCACCTCCACTCATACCTATCTTGAATGCACCACCCGCACCCGGGGTAGAGCGAATCTTAACCTTAAGTCTTTCATATGCAGATTTCTTTTTCGAGGCACCACTATTAACCTCATCTTGTATTTTTTTAAGTTCTGCTGTATCATTAATAGTTTTTACAGGAGCAGCGTGTTTAGGCGGGTTCCAATATTGATTAGAGCGGCCTCCCCTCATCGGCCCTTTAGCCTCTGAGATAATTCTTCCTTTGCCCCTTGTGGAGCCTAATGATACAGGTCTATATCTTTTAGTCATCTTTTAGGTTCCTTCTTTGTCTGGCCAACTCCCTTTCAGACTCAGACGCGAATACTGTGAAATCTCTTTCGAAATTAATCCCCCCTCTTGTTACATCGTCAATTACACCCCCTAATGTCGCATGATCACGATGCGGTATCTCTCTTGGGAAGGCGCGGCCTACAGGCCATTGATCAAACTCTTCTGCGAAAAGAGTATCTGGATTTGGATCACTTATGTCTGCGGCTATAGGTGGAAAACTAGCAGGATCATCATTTAATAAAGCATTCAACCAAGATAAATCTTCTTCAACAAGCGACCTTTGCCTTTTTAATTTGTTATATTCATCTAGAGTTAATCGATCCATTATATCCATATCACGGTCTACTGCTCTTTCGGTATGCTCCATCTGTTTCTGTAGAGAATCTAATTCTTTCCCCGCTTGATCAACTGCTCTTTTTAGAAGTTGATTATACTTATCAGGTTCGTAATCCCGCATCCAATGAAAAATACCTAATTCTTCATCTACACCCTGAATTGACCCAAACATAACTGTTGGCATTGATCTGTCTCTAATCTCACGCGATGCTGAACCTTCGGCCATTACAGAACCTAGTCTTATTCTTTGTATAACTCTTCGTATAGGCTGTAGGCGGTAATTATATGTCTGCTTAATACGGTCTGCTTCCCACTGGGCTTGCAGGGCATCGCTAGGATCATAATACTCCAGCTCGTCTGGCCAGTCTCCACTATCGTCTGGCATCCCAAATGTTTCGGAAACATCTTCCATACCTTCGAGATAATTTCTTAATATATTATCTGCATGATTGGCGAAAACTTCTAATGATCCAGCGGATGTAACTTCTGGTACTGCCTCAATAGCTTTAGGCAGTAACTCACCAGCAAGAGGAATCAGGGGATTGTCTACAACAGAACCCGCGACACCCTGGAGTATCTTCCTTCGCATCGGATCGAATTCTTGTTCTGCCTTCTTTTTGAACCTGTCTAATAACAGGGCTTCAGCAGGTGCCCTCCAGTCTCCACTTCTGACTAACCCGCCTATAGGACTATCCCATATTTCCTGTGCGCCTCTACCTGCAAACTCTACGGCACGTGGAATCTGCTTACAAGACCAGCACCACCTCTCATTCCAGCACTCCATAATAAAGGATCAGCAGCCCTTGGGTCTTGGGTTCCAGAGCCTAGCAATGCACCTCCCCATGAAGGGTCGCCAGCCATCGCACCTGGCATATTAGGGTTCTG